GACGATTGCGCTTGCCAATACGGCTGTGACGGCCGGATCGTACGGTTCAGCTTCTGTTGTTCCGACCTTTACGGTGAACGCCCAAGGTCAACTGACAACCGCGGCAAATGCAACGATTAGCATTCCTGCCTCGGCAATCAACTCTGCAATCCAAAACAGCGGTCTACAAAACAGTTCTATTACCATCAACGGCAACACAGTCAGCCTTGGTGGTTCAACAACTGTTACGGCCAGCACCACGTCGACTTTGACCATTGGTACTGGATTGTCGGGAACGTCGTTCAATGGCTCTGCTCCCGTCACAATTGCGATTGACTCCACAGTTGCCACTTTGAGCGGATCACAAACGCTGACCAACAAGACGATTAGCGGTTCATCGAACACTCTGAGCAACATTGGCAACTCAAGCTTGACCAATTCATCGGTAACCTACAACGGTGTTGCCGTGGCTTTGGGCGCATCGGGAACCATCACGGCCGTCAACCCCAATGCTTTGACGATTGGTACTGGGTTAACTGGAACCAGCTACACCGGTGCTTCTGCTGTCACTATTGCAATTGCAAATACCACAGTAACAGCGGGTTCTTATGGTTCCGCATCAAGCGTCCCAACTTACACGGTCAATGCCCAAGGCCAATTAACTGCTGCTAGCAATACTTCTATTAGCATAGCACCAAGCCAAATCAATGCAACCATACCCAATAGCGGCCTAACTAATAGCAGCATTACCATCAACGGAAATTCGGTTAGTTTGGGCGGCTCAACAACAGTTAACGCTAGCACCACATCTGCTCTAACGATTGGAACTGGTCTTTCTGGCACATCATTTAACGGTTCAACGCCAGTCACGATTGCAATTTCAAACACTGGTGTAAGCGCAGGAACGTATGGTTCTGCAACGTCAATCCCGACTTTGACGGTCAATGCACAAGGGCAAATTACCTCAATTAGCACCAATGCGTTAAATTCACCCGCTTACCAAGGCACATGGAACGCCTCAACCAACACGCCGACACTGACATCGAGCGTGGGCACGAACAACAACTACTACATCGTGTCGACCGCTGGTACAACGACATTGAACGGCATCTCGCTGTGGTCGGTCGGTGACTGGGCGATCTTTAACGGAACCACCAGCGCTTGGGAAAAGGTTCTGGGAGGCTCTACAGAGGCCTTTAGCAGCCTCATCGTGACTGGATTGACCGGTTACATGTATGCCAACGGCACAAGTGCTGTAACGGCCTCTACAACGATTCCTACAAGTGCTTTGTCTGGCAACTTTGTGTCGACATTCAGCGCTGGTACAACTGGCCTGACACCGTCGACGGCTACGGCCGGGGCGATTACTTTGGGCGGCACTTTGGCCTTGGCCAGTGGCGGCACGAATGCTAATCTGACCGCAACGGCAGGCGGGATTGTTTACTCAGGTGCATCGGCTCTTGCCATTTCTTCGGCAGGGTCAAGCGGCCAAGTGTTGACCTCCGGCGGTACTGGCGCACCTACATGGTCGAATCTGTCGAGCATTGGCGTGACCACACTCAGTTTTGGCACAACCGGATTGACTCCATCGACTGCGACCTCGGGTGCGATTACTGTGGCTGGTACGTTGGCAGTGGCCAATGGTGGTACTGGCGTGACATCGTCAAGCGGTGCCAACTCTGTGGTGCTGCGTGATGCAAATGCCAACATCATTTACAACAATGAGGCTCCCGGCTACACGAACACGGTCACCGCCGCAGGAACAACCACGCTGACGGCTGCATCGACCCGTTATCAGCACTTCAGCGGCACAACGACTCAGACCCTCAAGTTCCCTGATGAGACTACCGTCCCGGCTGGTTTGGGCTACATCGTTGACAATGACTCATCTGCCAACGTGACTGTTCAAGACAGTGCAGGCAACACGTTGGCGACTGCTGTCCCCGGTGGTGCTGGTTGGATTTATTCGCTTTCGAACAGTGCTGCAACTGGCAACTGGGCGGGCTATATCTTGCCTCCCGGCAACAGCGCAACTGGCTTAATCACATGGGGCACGGCTGGGTTGAACTTGGCCAGCAGCTACATCCAAGGTGTGACGACATTGAACATGTCGGGGCAGTTGACATCGACTGTTGCAACGGGCACAGCGCCCTTCACGGTGGCCAGCACGACTCAAGTGGCGAACTTGAATGCGGCGACCGCGGGAACCGCAACAAATGCGACGAACGTGGCGATTACAACTGGATCAGGATCGACAAATTATTTACACTTCGGCCCTGTATCCAGCGGTAATTCTGCAACCAACATAAACGCATCCCTGACATACAATTACACCAATAATGCCATCACAGGTGGCATCAACGGTGGCACTTTCTAATGTACTACACATACGCTCATTACAAACCAGACGGCACGATGTTCTACATCGGCAAAGGTACTCGTCATCGAGCGCACAGTCGTCGTGGTCGCAATCGGCACTGGAATTTCATTGTTGACAAACATGGCGATTTCAAAGTTGAGTTGTTGGCAGCATGGCCAACACATGATGAGGCGTATGAGCACGAAGCGTTTCTGATCAAATGCTTTCGTGACCTTGGATTTGATCTGTCAAATGTGGCTGATGGAGGCAAGGGTGCAACTGGTCTGGTTGGTGAAAAGAATCCGTTTTTTGGCAAAAAGCATGATGATGAAACTAAAAAACGCATTTCTGAAACAAAAAAAAACAACCCTTCAAAATTTTGGCTTGGAAAAGCTAGAAGTGAAGAAACCAAAAAGAAAATTTCTGAGTCTTTGAAGGGCAATACGCCCGGAAACAAAGGCATGAAATACTCGAAAGAATTGCGTCAAAAGATGTCTTTGGTTCAAAAAGGCAAAGTGTTGTCCCAAGAAACAAAGCAAAAACTGTCTGACTCTGTAAAATTGTCTTGGATAGCAAGACGGCAAAAAATGAAAGTTGAGGTTTAATATGGCCGCCAGTGGATTTACGCCGATTATTTTGTTCAACTCTGGCACAGCCAGCAATGTCCCCACCACGGGCAACTTGGCTGTGGGTGAGTTGGCGATCAACTATGCTGACGGTAAGCTGTACTACAACACTGGTTCAGCGATCAAGGTGTTGGCTGGTGCTGGCGGTGCAGGTATTGCCGGTGGCTCGAACACGCAAGTTCAATACAATAGTTCCGGCAGTTTAGCTGGCTCGGCTAATCTGACGTTTGACGGCACGAACTTGGGATTGGCTGGCGGCACAGCCAACGGTGTAGCCTATTTGAACGGCTCTAAGGTGCTTACTACGGGGGCTGCGCTGACGTTTGATGGGACTAACTTAACTGTTGGTGGTAGTGCTACTGAAAAACTATCTACAAATGGTTCTTTGCGAGTATCTGGCGCAGTTTCAGCAAATGCTACTGGTGGAATTTTGGCGTATCAAGGTTCTAGCACAACAATGCTTGGTGCATGGGGCGCAAATTCTTCTACTGTTGGTCAGATTCAATTTTATCTTTCAAGTAGCGATGGTTCTGTTAATGGTGAGTTAATGCGCCTGACCAGCACAGGTCTGGGTATTGGGACGAGTTCGCCAAACGGACGTATTGATGTTCAGAATAACCAAAATGCAACGTCAAACTTTTATTTTCGCAACACGGATACCACCAACACCAGTAGCCGCGCAGCGTTAAACGTCATCGGTGGCAACCAAACTATTTCATTGCTGGCGATCAATGCGGACAATGCATATTTTCAGCGTTCAGTTGGTAACCTTCAGTTTCAATACGCTGGTTCAACGCAAGCCACCCTCGACTCCTCCGGCAACCTAGGACTAGGGACAAGTTCGCCTACATTTGGCACAGGTATTGGATTACACATTCAAAACAGCACTCGCCCAAACATTCGGATGACGCAATCATCATCATCTGATGGTTATGAAATGTTTGTTAGCGGTACTACGTTTTATGCCGCAGACAACGTTGGAGCATCTGGTGGGGCTGTAATTTGGCGCAATACAGCAACTCGTAGCGAAACCATGCGCCTCGACTCCAGCGGGACTTTGTTGGTGGGGACAACTTCTGCCAATGGGCGGATTACATCTGACGGCACTTCTAATTCATCAAATCAGGCAGTTTGGGCCAAAAATATTGACGCAACAGGAACCGCAGCAACATATGTAGCGTGGAACGCCGCCACAACAGGAAATCCGCTTTTTGTTGATTTTTATACAGAAACCAGTGCAACTCGTAGAGGCACAATTTCATATAACCGTGCTGGCGGTCTTGTTGCCTACAATGTTACCTCTGACTACCGAGCAAAAGATATTTATGGTCCTGTAACTGGTAGTGGTGCATTGATTGATTCTGTGCCTGTTTACATGGGCAAGATGAAAGGCGCTACACAAGAGCGTCCAATGTTCATCGCTCACGAAACACCAGATTACGCACATACTGGTGAAAAAGATGCCGTTGATAAAGATGGCAACCCCGTGTATCAACAAATGGATGCAAGCGCCCTTATCCCTGTGATGTGGGCAGAAATCCAATCCCTCCGTTCCCGCCTCAAAGCGGCAAACATTGCTTAATCAACTGAAAGGCTAATCATGTCAGCACAAATCCAATGGAGCATAGATTGGCTCCAAGCATCCACCCAAACCATCAACGGCTACAGCGAGGTCGTTCTGACCTGCGGCTGGCGCTGCACGGGCACTGAGGCAAACACTGCCACACCCCCTGTGACGTTCACCAACTCTATCTACGGCACTTGCTCGTTCCCTGAACCTGCTGCTGGCGGCTCGTTCACCCCCTACGCTGACCTGACCCAAGCCCAAGTGGTTGGCTGGTGCTGGGAAAACGGCGTGAACCAAGAAGCTACTGAGGCTGCTATTAACGCTAACTTGGCTGCTCAGATTACACCCGCCACTACGCAACCACCCTTGCCTTGGGTTCAGTCGTAATTTAACGGGAAGCCACCACCCGATCTTGGTGGCACTTTAAAAGGAAAACTGAAATGGGCAACAACACAAAACCCCAAATCGTTATCGACGGCGTTGAGTATGACTACGACACCTTCACCGACCAGCAAAAAGTGATGACTGAACACGTTGCTGATCTGGAGCGAAAGGTCAACTCTGCCAAATTTTCCGTCGACCAACTTTCGGTTGGTCGTGACTCGTTTTTGAACATGCTGAAGCAATCGTTGGCCGAAACAGCCGCCGCCTCAGTGACTGACGTTACACCTAAGCCCGCTGAGGCATAACCTTTAGGAGCCACCCATGCAATTTTTGAATGATATTCGCCAATATGTTGCTGAATTCGGAAGCCAAGCGAATGATGAAGTTCATCGTTTCCTTGACTTCGTCAAAGCCAAGTACGAAGACATGCAGCCAAAAGATGCTGTGGTGGCTCCTGTAGATGCAAGCGGAACTGGATCAGATACTGTGGCTGCTGAACCAGTTGCCGCCGCCGTTCCTGATGCTCCAGTTGCTGAGGCAAGCGCTGCCGATGATTCTGCCGTTCCTGCTGATGCTGGTGGTGATGATTCTGGTGAAGCACCCGCTGTGGAGGTTCTTTCTGATAACGCCTCTGCTGTGTCTGATGAACCAGCGGTGGTGACCGATCCAGTTTAACTGGGGTTTGGGTAATGGAAGCTACGCACGAACTCGCCACAAAGACGGACAAACAACTGAGCGTTCACGAGGCGGTTTGTGCGGAGCGCTATGCTGGCATCCAAAAGCGTTTTGACGAAGGCTCAAAGCGCATGCAGCGCATTGAGTACATCTTGTACTGCTTAATTGCGGTGTCATTGTTTGGCCCTAAATATCTGGAACAATTGCTGAAGCATCTCATAGGAGTGTGAAATGATTGATCCCATCTCAGCCCTCGCAGCGATACAGTCGGCCGTAAAACTCGTCAAGAAGATGAGTCAGACGGTCGACGATGTCGGCTCGCTTGGGCCTGTGTTGGGCAAGTATTTCGACGCCAAGAACAACGGTGTTCAAGCAATTAAAGAAGCTAAAGATTCTGGCAATGCCTCTAACATGGGCACAGCCATTCAACTTGAAATGGCGCTGGAGCAATCCAAACAGTTTGAAGCTGAATTGCAAATTCTGTTCATGCAAGCAGGAAAAGTAGATGTTTGGAACAACATTAAAAGCCGTGCAGCCAGCATGGACAAAGCTGACAAGTTTGCCGAGAAAGCTGCTGAAGACCGAGCCAAGGCCAAAAAAGCAGAATTCGAAGAGTTGATGACCGCAATTGCGGTGGTTGTTTTGTTGGTTGCTGTAGCCGTGTTTGGGTATTTCGTCTTCCAAGAGGTGCAAGATGCGAAAGCTGCTGCCAAGCCTGCTCATCATCATCGCACTTAGTGGTTGCTCTGACCGGTATCGATATACCTGTCAGGACTTTGATCACTTCCAAGACCCTGAGTGCCAACGTCCTCGGTGTCTGTTCACGCAGACGTGTCCCGACTATTTAGTCGCCCCAGTTCTGGAGAAACAAGTTGAATCTGTTCAGCAACCACCCGGATCACCGCCTAAGCGCTGAAGACATCGAAGTCCGCATCTGGGCTATCGTGGTGCTTGCCATCACGGGTATTCTGTTCTTCATCGTTATCTGCTTGCTTTATTCGGTCACTTTCGTGGTGCAACCAATCAAGGCAATGGCTCCCATCGACCAAGCCTACACAAAGATGCTCAACGACATCGTTTTGCTGTTGGTTGGGGGTATAGGTGGTATCGTCGGCAAACGGGTCGCTGGCGGCGTTGCAGGCACCTTGGCGGGGGTCAAAGCGGCCACCAATACGCCAACAATGCAACCATGCTATGGCCAGCAAATGGGCCAGCCCACGATGCCTATGGGTGTGCCACAGCAAAGCCAAGCTTTCGGCGCTATGCCCACGTTTGTGAACCCTACGTTCGACGAAGACTGGCGCCCCCCTCCACCGCCCACGACAGCGCCGGATCACTTACACCCAGAGCGTGAAGAGATTGCCAATGAACGTGCAGCCGCAAAGGACGCAGAATGACTTGGTTCCTTACCTTCTTCAGTGATTTGTTCTACGTCATCGCCTGTGCGGCCATGATCGCTGGCGTGGCCTTGTATGGGGTCAGTTACTTCGCCAAACTGCTGCCGGTGATCGCCACCTATGCCCTGCTGATGCAAATCGGTGGCGTGGTAATGGCTCTGGGTGGCGGTTATTACGTTGCAGATCACAAGGGCTATGAGCGCCGTGTGGCTGAAGACAAAGCCGAGATCGACCGATTGAACGCCGAAGCCCGCGCCAAAGAGGCTGAGTTGGCCCAAACCTTAAAAGACAAGACCGCAGCACTCCGAAAGGCAAACAATGCTATTCAAGCCAAAAAGACTGATACTTTTAAGCGCATTGACTCTGGCGAGTTGCGCTTCCCCTCCACCTGTAGTGTTCAAGCCAGTACAGATGCCGGAACTGCCGGAGGAGATACAAAAGATGGAGCCGAATCTGAGCGACAGGCTCTTAAAGATATTGTCACCATCGCAGCAGAAGGCGACACAGCCATCACCCGCCTCAACGCC